TGAGCACCACACCGAAATAGTTGCCACCTGAAGGATCGAAGCCGGGTGATGCCAGGCTGAACTTCCATTCCGCCGTTTCGGAGGAAGGCATCAACAAGGCGGTGTTGGCCGAGCTGGCGTTCGATGCAGCGCCGAATGCCGACCGCATCGACCTGGCACAGGCCGAGATTGCCAAGCTGCAGGCGCGCGATGCCGAGGACGACTGGATCGCCGCCCACACCGCCGCGATTGCCCACCTGGACCTGATCGACGCGCGCAACGAGGGCCGCATCACGGGCCTGTCCACCGGGTTTGCCGACTTGGATGACCTGCTGGACGGCGGCATGGCGCGCGGCAACCTGGTGGTGGTGGGTGCGCGCCCTGCCATGGGCAAGACGGCGTTCGCGATGACGCTGGGCCTGCACATGGCGGCCACCTACGCCGTGGGTATGTTCTCGATGGAGATGCCGCACAGCGACGTGCGCGACCGCCAGGCGGCCATCCTTGGTCGGGTGCCGATTGCCGCTATCAAGCGCCCGGCGCGCGGTGAGGGTTTGGATTTCTCGCGCATCGTGGACGGTGTAGAGCGTTCGAAGGCATTGCGCTGGAACGTCTCAGACCGCTCCAACCTGAACATCCTGCAGGTGCGCAGCATGGCCCGGGCATTGAGGCGCAAGCGCGGCCTGGACGTGCTGATCGTGGACTACATCGGCCTCATGGCCGGCATGGACTCCAAGCAATCGCGCGCCTACCAGATCGAGGAAATCAGCCGCGGTCTGAAGTCGCTGGCGAAGGAGCTGGACATCGTGGTCTTGTGCCTGGCCCAGGTCAACCGCGGCGCCGCCGAGAAGGCAATGGCCCCGCCGAGCCTGCATGAGCTGCGCGACTCGGGAGCTATCGAGCAAGACGCTGACGTTGTGGCTTTCATCCATCGCCCGATCCAGGCGAACCCCGAGGCGGGCGATCAATTCCGCAACTACGCCCAGCTGCGCGTAGCGAAGAACCGCCAGGGCCGCACTGGGGACGTGCACCTGTTCTACCACGGCGAAACCACGGGCTTTGAGGGCTGGGGCGGTGAGCCGCCAAAAGCTGCGATTGGCGCGTCCCGTGCCATGCCGATTCGCCGCGGCATGTCCGGGATGGAGGATCTATGAAGCAGTACCGATTCAGCAAGGCCGCGATCCTGCACCGCGTGCGCAAAGGGCCTGTCAAACTGCTGGAGCTGGCGCATGGCTCCAAGAACCACGCCGTGCGCAAGCGCCTGATGCGCCACATCGACAGCCTTGTGGCCGAGGGCGCCATCAAGCGCGTGTGGATTCAGGGCTTCCCGCACTACGTCAAGGCTCTGCACGAAACGACCGACGATGACCGCGTGCGCACGCTGCTGGAGAACTGCCGGCCGGTGGACGGCTGTATGGCCTGGGCATCGTATGTGGATCCGCAGCGCGGGCCCATCGGTCGGGCGGGCGGCTCCAGGGCGCTGAACGTGCGCCGGTTCATTTGGGGCGTGAAGCGTGGCAAGTTGTCCACGCACCAGATCGTGCGGATGCGCCCCGATTGCGAGCACGGATGCATCGAGTACCAGCACATGCGCATCGGCCCGCGTAACGAGCACGCCGTGGGCCAGGCGCTGCCGCTGACGCATCGCCGGGCGATATCCGCGGGCAAGCAGGGGCAGGTTGGCAAGCTCGATTGGGACAAGGTGCGCACGATCCGCGCCAGCACTGAGACGCGCAAGGCGCTGGCAGAGCGCTACGGCGTGTCCACGTCCTTGATTGGCCAGGTGCTGCGCAATGAGGTGTGGGTGGAGGGCGTTGGCATGTTCACCCAACTGATGCGGAGGGCTGCGTGACATGCCCATCGGATTACGACACCCAGCTGGCTCACCTCGTGAAGCTGGCACAAACACCAGGATGGAAGGAGTACGCATGGAACAGAGCCAAGGAGCTGGATGCCTGCCAGTCGAATATGTGGCTGGGCATAGCGAAGGACTTGAGGGAGGCGATGCTCGCCAGGGTGCATTCGCAACCCAAGTCGGCGGCGCCCACTACAAGGGCATGAAGATCCAGCCGATGCAATTCGCCCTTGCCAACGGCCTGGACATGGCCACGGCCAGCGTCATCAAGTACGTGGTGCGCAAGAAGGGCGACAAGGCCAAGCGCGCCGAGGACTTGAAGAAGGCCATTCACTGCATACAGCTGCTGGCTGCGCATGAAGGGATTGATCTTGCGGGTGCTGATTCTGTCGTGCCCTACATCGGGCCGGATCGTCGCCGGGGCGGCAATGACTTAGATGACATGGTGCGCGCTGGCGTGGGAGGGACGGCGTGAGCGGGCGCATGGTGCTCACCCTGCGCGAGCCGGTCCAGGCGAAGCAGGCCGTCAACGCCGCATGGCAGCACATCAAGGGGTGGCTTGGGGCGGGCGGGCAGCGCCTGGTGCTGGAAGTGCGCCCCGAGAAGCGCAGCGATGCGCAGAACCGCCGCCTTTGGGCGATGTTGGCCGACATATCCGCCCAGGTCGATTGGTACGGCCACAAGCTCACCAGCGATGAATGGAAGGATGTCTTTTCCGCGAGCCTCAAGCGTACGAAGGTCGTCCCAGGCCTGGACGGCGGCTTTGTCGTGTGCGGCCAGTCAACGTCCAAGATGACCAAGGCCGAAATGTGCGAGATGCAGGAGCTGATGGAGGCCTTCGGCGCGCAGCGCGGCGTGAAGTTCAAGGCATGGGAGGGTGAGCAGTGAAGTGGTGGCAATTCTTCTTCTTGATGAGCGCGATCTACGTTTCCCCGCGCATGAGCTCATGGCTTGCTGTCGGCGTCGGCGTGGTCATGGCGGTAGCCGGCTTCATCGCGCTGTGGAGGGGTGATTGATGGCATTCCGCCGCACACGCTGCGCCCACTGCCGCGCACGCCTCACCCCCGAGCGCCCCGGCCAGATCGTGCACCTCGAATGCATCGAGGCCTGGACGCTGGCCCAGGCCGACAAACGCGAGCGTGCTGAAGCCAAGGCCCAACGCATGGCCGCAAAGGTGGAGCAGGCCGAGACACGCAGGCGCAAGGAGGCCATCAAGACGCTGCCACAGCTCAAGGCCGAGGCGCAGGCGGCATTCAACGCGTTCATCCGCGCCCGCGATGCCCACCAGCCATGTATCTGCTGCGGGCTGCCGCTGTCCGCTGGCGATGTGGGCGGGCTCTATGACTGCGGACATTACCGCAGCGTCGGCAGTGCGCCGCACCTCAGATACGACGAGCGCAACGCCCATGCCCAGCGCAAGCAGTGCAACCGCTGGGGCGCAGGCCGGGCCGTTGATTACCGCATCGGCTTGATTACCCGCATTGGCCTGGAGGTCGTGGAAGCGCTGGAAGCCGACAACACGCAGCGCAAGTACACGCGCGAGGAGCTGATTGCTATCAAAGCCGCATACACCACTAAAGCCAGGGCCTGCAAAGGAGTGCCGCATGAAGATTGACATCAAACTCGACGGCCTGGCGCAAGTGCAGGACACATTCCGCGAGGTGTCTGACCGCCGCCTGCGCGCCATTGCTGCCACCACACTGACGCGCACCGCCAAGCGCCTGTCGCAGGAATGGCAACAGCAGATCGACCGCACCATAGACCGCCCCGTGGCGCGAACGCAAAAGGCCGTGCGCATCGAGCCGGCGCGCGCCGACAGCCTGACGGCCATGGTGGCGCTCAAGGATGCGGGCGGGCAGGGCATGGCGCCGGGCCAGTACCTGCAGCAGCACGAACACGGCGGCGGCCGCCTGGTCAAGAAGTTTGAGCAGGCGCTGATCAATTCGGGCGCCATGCCCTCGGGCTACATCACCGTGCCGGGCAGGGGTGCGGGCATTGACAGCCACGGCAACGTCTCGCGCGCCACCATCATCGCTGTCATTGCCCAGCTGGGCCGGGACTATTCGCCCGGCTACCGGCGCGTCATCAGCAAGAGCGCTGCTAAGCGTGCTGCATCCATGGCGCGCCACGGGCGCCGCTACATCGTGATGCCCGTGGGCAACAAGTCCGTGAGCCCTGGCGTGTACGAGCGACGATCAGACCGCACAGTCAGTGCCGTGTTCCTGTTCAAGAAGATGGTGAGCTACAGCCGCAAGCTGACGCTCCAGGCCAGCGCGCAAGAGCGGGCGCCGGCCATCGCGGCAGAGGAGTTCGACCGCGCCCTGTCCGAGTCCCTGGCCCGCCTCG